AAACGGTCTTTACGTAGTTCAAACTAACATTAACTTCCAGACTATTCAGTATGGCTAAGAAAAAAGGCGTATCTCTAGCAGTTGGTAGAGGCGAGAAATTACCAGTCTCGAAAGGAGCTGGGCTTACCGCCAAAGGTCGTGCTAAATATAATGCTGCTACAGGGTCGAATTTAAAAGCACCGCAGCCTGAAGGTGGTCCTCGCAAGAAGTCATTTTGTGCAAGAATGTCTGGAATGCCAGGTCCAATGAAAGACGAAAAAGGTAGGCCGACTAGAAAAGCAGCTAGTTTAAAACGCTGGAATTGTGGATCAAAATGATGGAACTGCAAATTAATGATCCGGAAATTGTGACTGCTAGAGAACTGGCAACACACGCTAACGATATTAAGCATTTACAGGCCGATATGGATAAACTTGTACAAGACATGGAAGAAGTTAAAAAATGCTTAACTGATATCCAACGAATGCTTGCAGAGCAAAGTGCTAGTAAAAAGACTTTGCACACGGTTCTTACAATCGGCGCTGGATTAGCAGGCGGTATTGTTGTTTGGGTATTAGATAGGTGGTTTAAATAATGCCAAGTGTGTCAAAAAAACAACACAACTTTATGGCGGCTGTTGCAAAAAACCCACAGTTTGCTAAAAAAGTAGGTATGAAGCAGTCTGTAGGTGAAGAGTTTTTATCTGCAGATAAAGGCAAGAAGTTTGCAGCAGGTGGCGTTAATATGATTAACCGTGATGTAACTAGACACGGCAGAGTTTTGGGTTCGTCTAAAGGCGTTCCTGCAGCTGAGTTAACAAAATACATTGGAATGAAAGAGGGTGGTATGACTCCAGAACAACAGAAAAAGTACTATGCTGATAACGCAGCAAAAGGTAAAGCTGCTGAAGCTAAAAAAGATTATGAAGTGTTCGGTTCCCGCGGCGACGCTGCGCGTAAAGGCATGGAAGAAGGTCGTATGGACCAAATGGGCAACGCATATAAAAAAGGTGGCAAAGTGGAAAAAGAATCTAAGGCTGATGACCGTAAAGAAATGGCTGCTGATAAAAAGCAAGACATCGCTATGATTAAGAAAGCGTTTAAAGAGCACGATGCTCAAGAACATAAAGGTGGTAAAGGTACTAAAATCACGTTAAAAGCTGGTGGTAAAGTTCGTGGTTGTGGTATTGCTCAACGTGGTTTAACAAAAGGAAAAGTACTATGAAAGAAGTTATGGGACCAAAGACAATGGCTAAAGATGTGGAAAAATTTCCTCAATTTGAAGCTCACGATGCAGCTATGATGAAACACTCTGCTGGCCATAAAGGTCAACATGAAATGATTGCTGAGCATAAAGCTGGTCATATGGCACACCACGAAGCAGTTGCTAAGATGTGTGGTGGCGGCATGGCTAAGGGCAAAAAGTAATGAGAGCTTCTCGTGGCATGGGTGATATTAACCCAGCTAAAGAGCCAAAAGCGAATAAGCCTGTCACCCTTAAAAAAGGTGGTTGGATCGCGGGAGCTATTAAGAAACCCGGTGCACTGCATAAGCAATTAGGCGTGCCTCAGGGCGAAAAGATTCCGTCAAGCAAACTAGCTGCAGCTGCAAAGAAACCCGGCAAGATGGGTAAGCGGGCTAGGCTTGCGGAAACCCTGAAAGGTTTGAAGAAATGAGATTAATTGACTGGATTCTCGGTTTGTTTAGCAAACCAAAAGAAGAAGTTACTTTTGAACAAACTGAATGCGAGCCTTGGCCATTCCCCGCACCTAAGAAAAAGCGTGGACGTCCTGCTGGTAAAAAACCAACAGTAAAAAAAACTGCTCCAGCAGTAAAGAAGACTGTAAAAAAACTTGCTACTAAGAAAGCTAAGTAATGGCCGTTTCCCCACTTACTACAGGCACTACGCTATTTAATCTAGATTTAAACGATCTGGTTGAGGAAGCGTTTGAGCGTTGCGGCAAAGAGTTGCGTACTGGTTACGACTTCCGTACTGCGCGTCGTTCTTTAAATTTACTGACTGTAGAGTGGGCTAACCGTGGCATTAATATGTGGACTATTGAGCAGGGGACAATTAACCTTGTTCAAGGCCAGACTACATACGCGCTACCAACAGATACAATCGACCTCTTAGAGCACCAGATCCGCACCCAGGCTAATAGTGCGTCTAACCAAACAGATATCAATATCAGCCGCATAAGCGTCTCTACATACGCCACAATTCCAAACAAACTAGCTCAAGGCAGACCAATTCAAGTTTGGATTCAACGTATGTCTGGTCAGGCTAATAACAGCACATATACACTAGCTAGCGGCATTTCTGCAACTGATACCACAATTACGCTAAGCAGCACAACTAACCTGGCCTCAGCCGGTTTTATTCAAATTGACAATGAGATCATTGCTTATGGCTATGTGTCTGGAAACCAACTTGGTTTTTGCTCCCGTGGTCAAGCGAATACAACTGCAGCAGCTCATTCAACAGGAGCATTAGCATATGTTCAAAATCTACCAGCGGTATCAGTCTGGCCTACGCCAGATGGTTCGCAACCATACCAATTTGTGTATTGGCGTTTGCGCCGTATTCAAGACGCTGGGAATGGTGTAAATATCCAGGATATTCCGTTTAGGTTTGTTAACTGCCTTGTGGCAGGATTGGCGTACTACCTGTCTATTAAGCTTGACAACATTGACCCCAATCGCATTGCAGCATTAAAAGCAGAATATGAGCAGCAGTTTCAATTGGCAGCTGACGAGGATAGAGAAAAAGCCCCAGTTCGGTTTGTGCCACGTAGGATGTTTATTGGGGGTTATTAATGCCTAATAAGTTTGCTTCTGGTAAGTATGCAATTGCCGAATGTGATAGATGCGCGTTTAGATATAAGTTGGTTGAGCTTCGTACAGAAATCATAAAGACAAAGCCTTATCAGCTAAAAGTTTGTAATACCTGTTGGGACCCTGATCAACCTCAGTTACAATTGGGTATGTATCCTATCAATGACCCACAAGCAGTGCGGGAACCAAGACGGGATTTAAGTTATGTTCAATCTGGTTTGACGGCCTATGGTTATCAAGCTGGCGGTAGTAGAGATACCCAGTGGGGTTGGAACCCTGTAGGACAAGGGTATGATTACGGTGAAACGCCAAATTATTTGGTTGGGCAAGGGCAAGTTGGAACAGTAACAATTAACTAGGAGTAGGATATGACATTTAAAAGCGGCGCCCAGGGTATTAACCAAAAGGGCAAGACAAAAGGTAAGAACTTAGGCGACTCAGGTTCTAGCGTTGGCATTACGGTTGGTAAGAAACCGGCTAAAGGTATTGCTGGTGGTAAGACTAATGATGACATGAAGTCTATGGGCCGTAACTTGGCTAAAGTAAAAGCAAACGGAAAATAATCATGGCAATTAATAACAAACCTGCTTCTAAATATGCGCAGCCACACACAATGAGTGGTGCAGCTGTTGGTAACGAGTTGCCAGCTATGTCTACGGAAAAAGGCGCAAGCTACATGGACGAGATGAATATCTCTGTCGGTAACGTTAGCAAAGGTAACTACGCTCCTACCAAGACTTCTGGCATCGAAATGCGCGGTGGTAAAGCTCAGACTAAAGGTAAAATGTCACGCGGGCCGATGGCTTAAGGGTAAACCCTAATGAGTAATAAAGCGTATATATACTCGATTGAGAATAAGGTTAATGGTAACTGCTATATTGGTAGTACTATTAACCTAAAGGCTCGTTGGGCAGCGCACAAAGCTGGTTTACGCAATAAAAGGCACCATTCATTTGTACTGCAGAAAGCCTGGGATAAGTATGGGGAAGATAGCTTTGAGTTTAAGCTTCTTCTTATTTGCGAACCTAAAGACAAAATTGAGTATGAAAACAAGTTAATGAAGTACCAGTCCTATAATGTCCTTCGTACCGCCCGAGAAACTCCTATTAGACGAGATTGGGTCCGTACCCCAGAGGTATGCAAAAAAATTAACGAAGGGATACAAAAAGTTTGTAGAACGCCAGAGCATAGGGCAAAATTACGTGCTGCTAGATTAGGATACAAACAAACTAAAGAGGCTATTGTAAAATCAGCTGTAGCAAAATGGAAACCTGTATACTGTAAGGAACTTGGAGTATCGTTTTTGAATCAAAAATATGCCGCAGAATATTTAAATACGTCAAAAGCAAACGTGTCGCAACTTATAAACAAAAAAGGCAAAGTAGGCGGTAAATATACTTTGGTTAGGGTGGCTTAAATCAATTACGAATCACTCTACAACAATATTCAGGCTTATGCCGAGAACACTGAGGCGCTATTTGTAGCGTCCATTCCTGTTTTTGTGCAACAAGCTGAAGACCGCATATATAACTCAGTTCAAATACCATCGCTTCGTAAGAATGTAACAGGTAACTGTAGTACGGGTAATCAGTATCTATCTTTACCTTCCGACTATTTATCCTCGTATTCTGTAGCTGTTATTGACTCATCTAACAACTACAATTACCTACTTAATAAAGACGTCAACTTCTTACGTGAAGCGTACCCAAGTGTTACATACAGCGGTTCTACTTACCAGGGAACTCCTGGTGGAGTGCCAAGATACTACGCTTTATTTGGTAATCAGTACAGCAATAACGAGGCTCTATCACTAATTCTAGCCCCAACCCCTGATAGCAACTACGTGGTTGAGATGCACTATTTTTACTACCCTCCAACTATCGTGCAAGGGCAAATTGCTACTTTAAATACGCTGTCTGGCGGTTCGCTATATACCAACGGCGTATATCAAAATGTGCCGTTAACTGGAGGTTCTGGAGCAAATGCAACTGCAGACATTGTTATTGTTGGCGGAGTAGTCACATCCTGTAGCCTTAAGTTTGGCGGTAATTTTTATGTCGTGGGCGATACTCTTTCTTGTTCTTCCCTTGGTTCTACTGGTAGCGGTTTTAGTATTAAAGTAGCTACAGTATCAAATGCTTTAGGCACAAGTTGGCTTGGGGATAACTATGACCCAGTATTATTTTATGGCGCTATGCGTGAGGCTATGATTTTTATGAAGGGTGAGCAAGATATGGTTACCTATTATGAAAATAAATACCAAGAAGCAATTGCCCAACTTAAACGCCTTGGCGATGGCCTTGAGAGAAATGATGCTTACAGAAGGGGCCAGACTAGTCTGCCTTATGACAAACTATGAGTATTACACAAGGTCAAACCACGGTATTTAAGACTAACCTGCTTAGCGGGTTGGAGAATTTTGCTGTTGGTACACCATATACGTACAAAATTGCCCTTTATACGGGTAATGCAAACCTTAATGACACAACCGCAACTTATACTACAGCCAACGAAATTAGCGGTTCGGGATATACGGCTGGCGGTAAACCATTAACAATTACCCAGGTTCCTATCGGGGACACAAACTCCAATACGGCGTATGTTAACTTTGCCAATGTGGTTTGGACTGGAGCATCCTTTACTACTAGATGCGCTTTAATATATAATTCAACTACTGGAGCAGCTGTAGCGGTGTTGGATTTTGGTTCAGATAAGACAAATACAGCAGCAGGTACTTTTACTGTGACTTTTCCAACAGCAACATCGACAACTTCTATT